CTTGTTGTTTACACCATGCATTTGCTGCCGTCCATTTTGCATGATTGACCACTGCCGCTGCCTTTTGTGCCTGTGTTCTTGCTTCACCTAGTGTTTGACTAGCTGGTTTAATTTCAACCATTTCAGCATGATTTTGGCCTTTCCTGTCTTTATAAACTAATAATAAGTCAGGAACATAAGTACTCTTTTTTCCAGTAAGTGGATTTTTGTATGGGATTCTGTGTGTTTCACTGCCCCAACCTAATATAGCTGGGTGGTTATCACACATACGAAATACGGCTAATTCCCAACCACTTCTGTAATGCGGAACTCTTTTACCTATGTATTTATCTGGGTTAGATGGGGTGTATTTTCCGTTTTGAAATTTAGGCATAGATCATTCCTAAGTGCCATAGTGAGAGCTCATTAGATGAGACCTTCAAGTTCTGGTGGAACATCTCCGGTAACGACATTGATATCTTTTTCTGGTACTTGTGATACATATCTATCTCCGTTTGGTAATGTAACAATTTGATTAATTCCAACTTGGAATTTGACATCAGGACCTGCAATATTTCCTTCAGCAACAATTTCTTTTGCTCTTGCTACTTTCTCTTTAAGGTCCAAATTCCAGACTCCTTGTACTGTGCCTGAAAAGTGTGAGGTAGTTGTAACAGTATTAGCTGTAGTTACTTCTGGTTCTTCTAATTGTGCTACTGGTGTGATTGCTGATTTATTTGACTTAATATTATGAACGTCTGTTGGGTATTCATTTGAGTAATCAGCAAACTCTTGTAATTTTGGATCTACTTTAGTTTCTAAAACTTCTGTATACCCATCATCTGCTGTGACTTCTGGAACTATATCACTTAGAATTCTATAACCTTCATAATCAAAACTTACTCTAAATATAACTGGGCTGCTGTCTGAATAATCTAAAGTGTCTGTATCTGTACTGCTAATAAATGGATTAAATATTTCAATTACATTATCAAGTGTATGAGTATCTTTTCGAATAATTTTCATACTTCGTATATAATGGTTATCTGCTTTAAGATCGAAGCCCTTTTCACTGGTTACCCAATCTATACGACTTATATCATTCATTGGTCCTGCAAAATAATGTTTAGCATACTTCTTTAGGAAATTTTCAAATACAGCATCTTTTGTATCGTATGCTGTAAGTGATATAGGAGAGTAATCTATTCCTGTTTGAATTATACTTTTATTATTATAATTATTGATAGTTTGATTTCGATATGCAAACGAAGGTAAACTTAGACTAGCTATTCTACTAAGAACAACAGGTCCATCTATTGTATCCATAGAAACGGTGAATTGATACTTATTCCGAGGAATCGCATGCATTTCACCTTTGACAGCACTTTGTCCGTATATTATACTCGCTGCATTACCTAAAATCTTAGCCATTGGCCGACTCCTTAACTTCCAGAAGTAGCGCCAGTTTGACCTTGATCGTTAGATGCTTTACCTTTAGACAGTACGTCTTCGGTATCAATTGTATGCACTGCGTGATCATAACGGACAGTTAATGTAACTTGGACCATGTTACTATCTGCATAGTTTAGATCTCCGTATTGAACCTGACTAATGAAACAACCTTGTAACTTCCATTCATCAAACGTCTTTGGTTTAACTGAACCATTTGCACCGTCTAATGTTTCAATAACGGTTTCAAATTTATATGCAGCACCAGAGATTGAACTTGCCTGGTCGGCATGATCAACTTGCTTGTTTAGTTGTGCGCCTAGTTGTTTAATAACATTTGAATTCATGTCATCACGGAACACAATTGTTACTGGTTCCCAAGTATGCTTACCTGCTAGATACATTTTTGAGTTGTATGAATCAATAACAACTTCTTCATGTGTTAAGTTTGGGCGTGAAGTTGAAATAACGTTTTGTGTTACTTCTGATGTCTTTCCACCGTCGCCTATATTGTTGAAGCTTACTCTAAAACGATATTGCAGTTTGGGCATTAAAGTTGTGCCACTATCGTCTGCAGTTGGTACTCCAAAATTTGTAATTACAGCCATTTGTTTTCTCCTATAATACTATACTGTAGTATTCTCTTATATTGTATTTATCAAATCATTGGCGAAAAAACACAATCTCCTAAATTTATCACATTAAAGGCTACTATATTTCTATAGTAGCCCTTATTTTTAATTAAATTAAACTTTTAGCTTATATTTCGCCAGTATTTACAATTCTAATTGGAATATAAATAAATTCTGCTGATTTACTAGGCTCAATTGCCACATCAACATAAAATTCATTTGCATCAATTCTTGCCGCTGTATTGTTTGTTTCATCACATACAACTGCAAAGTCGTAAACACCACGCTGTTGCATAATGTTTGCTAAAAATCCTTCAAACGTTGCTTTAGCATTTGCACGAGTACCAGTATCGTTAACTTCAAATAAGTAAGGTCTGGCAATAATTGCAAAACGCTCTCTTAAATAAGCTGTAAGTCTAGCCACGTTAACTCTGTCTAGTGCTGATGCTGAGGCATGCATTGACTTTTGTCCCCATACTACAACACCCTCTGTAGGGAATTTTGCAATTGGGTTAAGTTTCTGCTCATACATTGCATCTCTAGAACCTTGTGTTAATGATAGTTTAACAAACTCGTTTTCACTGTTTAAGTAACCAACGTTAGTTGCATTTTGTACAACACCACGTGTTAAGCCTGCTGGTGCAAACCATTGGTATGATGCGTTATCACTGTATGCATATGTGTATAGTGCAATGTGTGATGCTGGTGCAACAACGTTATCACCCGTTGCTGGGTTAGTTGTTAATGCATGTGGATAGTAAACTGCACTGTAAGTATTTGCTGTTACTAGACCGTCTTCACCATTTTCTGTAGCACTTGTTCCTTGTTTCCAAGATACTGCTTGAGTTTGGTTTAAACGGAATGGAGCATCAACAATAATAAATGCTGTTTCGTCTCTGTCTGCGTTTAATGTTACCATTTCGTCATATAACTCTGTATAACCTGGAGCTGCAATTAAACGGAACGCTACAGTATCTTCACGTAATTCTGAAACTGCTGCTGCCGCCTGCATAGCTGTTGTAACAACTTTACGCTGTCCTAATCTACCAAATGAACCTTTGCCATTTGCTTGATTACTAGCTTTGTTACGCCATTTCCAAGTTGTTGTTAATGTTGCATCATATTCTTTAACAGTTTGTGCTGATCTACACATGTTAATACCAGTCATTCCAACTGGGTATACTAGTGGATCTGGAGCACCTGCTAAAAGAGTTGCTTCAAATGTATCTACTGTTGTGTTATTAGCTGTAATATCGCCAAATACAACACCTGCACTTGTGCTTTGATCTGTACCATCTTTAACAACCCATGCTGTACCGTTATGTCTCCAAATTATAGGATAACCGGCTGCATCTGTATCAACCCAATAATCACCTGCCACTAATGCGTTGCCGCCTGTGTCTGAAGTTGGTGCTGTTGTTGTGTATTGTACGTCTACCGCACGTTTCCATTTCTGTGTACCTGAATCTGACTTAACTTCGTAAACTGCTAAATCGTTTACATCATTGTCAAACCAAAGTGTACCAGTTACTGGATTACCAGTTGGTTGTGTTAGTAAGGCTGTCATTATAAAACCGCCTGTGCCAGCTGTACCGTCTGATGAGATTGAATCCCAATCGTTACCTGAACTGTCATAACGTTTAAGCTCAATAGTTGAAGTAGTGTCATCAAAATCAAACCAAAGGTCGCCTTCGCCTAATGAACGTGCTGTACCTGTACCTGAACCGTCTGCAAATGTATCTGCTGTTGTTCCTGCTGGTGTGCTGTCTTGTGAATATATTACTGCTTTCTTAACAAAAGCGCCTGCTGTTGTTGTAAACAAACTTGGAGTAACATCTAAACCACCGCCTGGTGATGTTGTTTTAACCCAAACATTGTTAGCCACCTCTGCAGGTGCTGAATAATGTGGAGCGAAAGTAGTGTTTGCATTTGCTAATGCAACCCATATAGTACCATTACTTTTGTAATAATGTAAAGTTGTTGTTGATGTACTGTTAACTATTTCAACTAAAAAAGTATCTGCCGTTGCCGCTGAGGCTGTCGCCGCACCTGCTGTAGTTACAATTTCTACTGTAGGAGTTTTTTCAGTCCATAAGTATTGAGTACCATCTGATTCCCAATTATAAATTCCCCATGAAGCACCTGTTGGGTTTAGCCAATATGTGTTGTTTGTAGGGTTGCCTGTCGGCTCTGATGCTGATGGTCTAAGTTCTGTTAAGTTAACGTCAGCACGTACTATGTACGCTGCTGCACTTTGACCTAAAAATGAATATGCTGCCAATAGTCCGTATTCGTTAGTTTCGTCACCTTGTTGAACTGTACCAGCTACTTTACGGAAATCGCAATTTCCAAAGTATTGTGTAAGTTCACGCTGTGAAGTAACTAGAATAGGTTTTTTTGATTGTGCAGACTTTGTGTATTTTGCAATGCCATCTGTTTCAGTTAGGGTTGGATCAACCTTGTCCTCACCAGTAGCAATGAATAACATAGGAACAGTTCCGGCTCCTGCTGGGCCGTATACTGATTCGTCTGTTACTGAAACCTGTACACCAGGTGAAGTAAGATTTGCCATGTTAAGCTCCTTTTCTAATAGGCTAATTGCCTAAATTTACTATACTTGTATTTATTTGATTTTGTTTAAAACAAGGGTTTACAGAGTTAACTTAGTCGTTAATATGGCCTATATTTATCAAAAGTTGCTCAAAACTTTCACATATGTGCCTTGGGAATTCGTCGCCCCATAATCCATGTATAATCATATGAATTCTATTTTCTGTACCCTTATTATAAACTGCATGATTTCTGCCTATATCAATGCCACGTGCTTGTCCTGGTTCCCACGGTATAAGTCCTGCTTCTTCCAAAGCAAACTCTACACCCGGTGGATTAGATAGTGCTACATTAAATGCCGCTAATGCTCTAGTATCAAAATCATGATGAGGTTGTATATAGCCACCCGGCTCTAGCAACATATATCTTACTCTATTATATTTTTTAAATGGCCAAACATTTTTTAACCAATCTACTGTTACTGGACATTGTTCTGCAATATCTGTCCACCCAACAGGTGGGCTATTTTCCGCAGTGTCAATTCCTTCATCAATGTACCAATGAGGTGGTTGAGTTCTTTCTGTTGATTGTCCATGAACTGTAATACTACTCCAGCCAGGATTCCATTCGCCTCTGTGCTTTACAAATCTATTAATAAGACTTTCGGCTTCAACAGCCATCTGTTCATGTGGGACTGGAATATTCATTACTAAACTTGGACAATTACTTTTATGTGTAATCCATTTGGCATAATCTTGTAGTATTCCTTTATTAGTTCGCCAACCTTCAAATTGATCACCAGGATGTTTTACGTCGTTATAATGTGGAGTTTTTTGACATTCGGTTAAAAACTCTTCTAGTTCTTTTATGTGTTGTTCCATTTTAATAATTTTCCTATTGTATTATTTGGAAGACTTGCAAAATCATTTGTGGTCCAATTGTCTATCCAATTTAGTCTATCTCTTTTTCCGCTAGGACATGCAGAACATATTAGTATATTATTATTAACTGATACTGATTTAAAATGATCTAATAACTCGTTGTGTAATTGCCATCTTTGTTGTAACCCATAATAAAATGAAGTAGGCATATAATGAAATATATTACTTAAATGTACGTATGACACGAAATCATCATGTTTAACTGAATTTGCAAATCTTTTCATTTTATGAGGATCCATAATATTCATATGATGATATATTACTTCACAAGTTGGTAGAACTTCTTCTATCCACTTTTTAAATCCCTTTTCGTTTAATTTGTCTATAGTTTCTTCGCTATCTTTTAATTGTGCAGCACCTCTAAATATATCTCTTCTTCTATTCATGTCTGGAGATGTATCTCTCATTATTTTTTCTGCAAATTCTTTATAATTAGTACCGTCCCAATTTTCTATTATTTGTTGTGTTATTGATATAGCAAATTTACTTATATCATACACAAAGATTTTGCTATCCTTGGGCATGTCTAACATGAACGCATATATTAGTGGACTTAACCCTGCCGCAGGAACCATTAGTTTTCTAAATTCTCCGTTCCAGTCTGGGTAATTGTTTTTTCTGGTTGAAAAATAGTGTGCGTAATTTGGTAAGGTTTCTGTATTAGCAATAAAAAATATATCTAAACCTAGTTGATCTAATACACCTGGTATATGTCTTGGGCCATCGTAGTCAACTTCTGCATACGAATAATGTTTTGATTCACGTATGCCTTCATTCCATGAAAGTATTTGTTGCCCATCTTCCATTAATGTTTTTACTAAATTCCAACCGCCTCTTTTACTTGTATAAGTTTTTAAATTTTTACTAGGGGCTATCCAATGTGGAGTATACTTATCATGCCAATTTTCTTTACTTCGAGTTGGCTCTAGTGTTTCAAATGATTCTTGTAATTCGTAGCGATTTTCTATTCCCCATTCTGGACACCCTGCACTTGCCCACCAGTCAAGATCAATAAAAAATGACTGTGGATGTATAGTGTAATAGCTTTCACCTTGATCTAATATGTGACCAACAAACTTAGCATCCAGATTATCATCATAAAATTTTACAAATTCATCTTGGAAATTCCATAATAGAGTAGTGCCTTGTTTAAGAACAAGCATTTTAGAAAAACCTGCATCGTGTGCCTTCTTTAATAAAGCATCAATATTCTCATCAGCAAATTGAGTTTCCAAATAAAAACTCATTTCAACTGACCAATAGTCAGTTAAATTTTTTGTATATCCTTTAGCAAAATCATTTTTAATCCCATCATTATATAACCATCCTAATGTGAGTTCTTTTGATTGATTTTTAGAATGCCACCATTCCATATTAAACATAATAT